ATAATCAACAACTACGTTTTTAACTTCATTATCTTTTATAAGTGCTGTTTTTGGAACCCAAAAGTCATGTAAAGTTTCACCACTAAATATTTTACCCCAAATGTGATATGATTTATCTTTTTCAACTAATAACTTCTCAACGTATATTTCTGACGGTTCCTTAGTATACATTTTATCTTCCATCATTTTTTTTCCAAAGTATGAGTCAAGTTTGACCCATTTTTTTGCAACCTTTGGTGTTCGTCCGTGAAAGTTAATTATGTATTCTGCTTGAGATCTTGTTGGTGTAAATGACTTGCTATTTTGTTTTTTGTGTTTTAACGCTAAGATATAGTTATTTGACCCTACATAATTATCTAACATTTGAAGGGCCCTTGTTTCGGGAGTTTTTGAAATTAATTCTTCCATTATATTATAAATAAAAATAGTAAATAATATAAAAAAATCAATCAAAGTATTTATTTATATGTCACAGAATAAAGTTCCAATTACAAGATTAAATAAGTTTTTCTCTGAAGAAGACTTTAATTTAGATATTTCTATGGGAGAAGAATGGTTACACGGAGATATGAATTTCACTCTTGTGTTATATAAAGTAGATAAACAAAGAACAAATAATGACGATGTTTATGGCGAAGCATTAGAAGACGGGATACAATTTTTACCTCCTGTTGAGTTTAAAGGGTATGTACAAGTTGAGGCACCAACAAATACAGACTTAGGTAGTTCAAAATTATCACAAATGGAGCCAGGTAACTTAAAGGTTGGTGTTTATCAAAAACATTTAGATGAGATGGGAATTGAAATTGAGTTTGGTGATTATATTGGGTACTACGAAACTGAAGACAGGGTTAGATATTATTCAGTTGTAAATGACGGTCGTATATTTACAGACAATAAACATACTTATGCCGGATATAAAAAGTTTTATAGATCTATTATCGCGGCACCTGTCAATGAAAACGAATTTAAAGGAATATAATAATGGCTTTACCTAAAAATTTAAGAAAAAACTTAGCTCTAACCCCTGTTAAAGTTTTAACGGAAAGAAGACAAGAACTTTTGGATAAAATCCAAGACAAAGGAACTTATTTACCAAAAGGAGTTTTACACGCAGATTTAGATAAAGGAATGTTAGAATTTGTAAAAAACGATCTATTACTTTCTGTTGATGGTAAAAAAGTACCAGTCATTGATAAAATTATCACAAATCAAAGTTGGTCACAATTTACCGAAACTTGGAATTTTAAAGACTTAGATGATAATGTTAAACTACCATTTATCTCTACCGTTAGAATGCCCGAAGTTAAATTTGGTACAAGTCTTATTACACAATACAAAATTCCTGACAGGAGACAATTTTTATACGCTCAAGTTCCAACATGGGATGGACAACGTAAAGGTTTTGATGTATACACAATACCGCAACCAATACCTGTTGATATCACATTTAACGTAAAAATATTTTGTAACAGAATGAGGGAGTTGAATGAATTTAATAAAATAGTAAATCAAAAGTTTGCATCAAGGCAGGCATATACTGTGGTAAAAGGACATTATATTCCTATCATATGGGAAGATGTTTCTGACGAATCATCTAAAGAATTAGAAAAAAGAAAATATTATATTCAAAATTATAAATTTTTAATGCAAGGCTTTTTATTAGACGAAGAAGAGTTTAAAGTAAGTCCAGGTATTACAAGACAAGTCTCTATGTTTGAGGTTGATGTTTTAAATAAAAATAAAAAGGTAAATCCCCAACCTGAAAGACCTAATTTTTTTGATTTTAATTTTCCTTATTTAAATGGTGTTACCGGAATTACTGAACCATTTTTTTATACCGCCGATTTAAAAGTTAAAGATTTAGAAAACGTATCATCATATTCTGTTTACATAAATAATGATTATGTTGGTGATGACATAGAAACAATACAGGTAAATAATGGGGATGTAGTTACTATTGATATTATAAAAACCTTTACAGGAGCTACTTCATACATAAGAACAACCGCTTATTTACAGTAAACTATTCACCATATATATCTTTTTCTTTACTACAAGTCTTATGTATTAAAGACTCCAAAAATTTATAAATTTTAAAACCTTTATTTTCGCAATATTCTTTAAGTAATTTGTGAGACTCTAAAGAAATCTTTATATTTTTAATTTTTTTCATATTTAATATAAATATTTATAAAGTATGAAAAAAGGTAGAATTTTTTCCTACTGTACTCTAAATAATTATCTACAACAAAATTTTTTACATAATTTCCAAGTATTTATAATAAAAAAATAAATTTCAAATACGTTTATAAAAAATGGCTAGTGGAAAAGTTTTTGTATCTCCTGGTGTTTATACATCTGAAAGAGACTTAACATTTGTAACACAAAGTGTTGGTGTTACTACTTTAGGTATTGTTGGTGAGACCTTACAAGGTCCGGCTTTCGAACCTATTTTTATTACAAATTATGATGAATTCGTTTCAGTTTTTGGAAACGGAGATAAAGGGACTAGTCCTGTAAAGTTTGTAGAAACAAGCATACCAAAGTATGAGGCTTCATATATTGCAAAGGCCTACTTAGAAGAATCAAATCAACTTTATGTTACTAGAGTATTAGGTCTTTCAGGTTACGACGCCGGTCCGTCTTGGTCAATTACTACAATTGGTGACTTAGATAATACAACAGTTAGTAGTGTTCTTGCAGGATATCCGGCATCTTTACAAACACTAACATTTACCGGAACTACAGGTGGTACAACTACGATTGGTTATACATCTTCAATACCATCTTTTATTTCATCTCAATTTTATCAAACGTACACAGGAGCTGACCAATCATCTTCGAGTCTTTCTGAAAATTTTGCATCATTCATTTCAAACGAAATAAGTGCATTTTCAACATCAGCAAGTACATCAGGAAGAACCGCAGCATTCTTTGGTTCGGTTTCTCAAGCAACCTATGATACAATAACAGGTTCTTCTTATAATCCTAGTGGTGTAAATAGTGTTGATAATATTTATGAAGTACCTGAAATTATAAACACAGACACAGATTACACCTCAGGTTTAAATGATGTTTGGTATTACAACCAATTTGAATCTCCAATATCGGGGGCTTATTCAGGTTATGGTTTTGGTATTGTGGTTTCTGCGATAACCTCAACTGGTGGTGGTTCTTACTCAGGTACCGTTAGATTAGCAGGAACATCATATACCGCAGACACTCATTCTGATTATGATAATGTGGTAGTTGCGACATTACGTTCTAGAGGAGTTGCGACTTATGCAAGTGATAATGGTCCTGTTTATAAAGTTAGTGGAACAAGTTCTGTAACAATGATTGGTACTGGAACATACTCAGGAATAACAAAGAACCCATTTGGTAATTTCCAAATATCGGGAGTAACAACCGATGGCACAAATAGTACGTTTACTTTTACGGTTTCTATGGATTCCGATGTAACAAATTCAATAACCAAAACTTTAGGAATAGATAATTTTAATGGAACATTAGATTCTGACGATTTTCCACTTTTTGTTGAGGAGGCGTACCCAACATTCCTAAACGAAGGCTATTTACAACATAAGATTAGAGGCCTTAACACTACCTTAGTTGCATTACCTGGTTTAAGGAATAGTCCTAACACAAATACCATAGCGTATAGTTTAGAAAAATACCAAACACCTGAAACACCATTTATTGTTTCCGAGCTTAGGGGTAATAAAGTTTACAAATTGTTTAAATTCATAACAATTTCCGACGGTACTTCAGCTAATTTTAGATTTAAAATAACAATAGCAAATATTGATTTAGATAATAATACTTTTGATGTTTTAGTAAGAGATTTTAATGATACTGATTCTAATAGAAATGTAATACAATCATTCACAAACTGTTCTATGGATCCAACATCAAATAGTTATATTGCTAAAAAAGTAGGTACATCAAATGGTGAGTTTCCACTAAAATCTAAATTTGTTATGTTAGAAATGAGTGATGAAGCACCAACAGACGCAGTACCTGCAGGTTTTGAAGGTTTGGTACAAAGATCTTATGGTTCAGCAAAACCACCGTTTTTAGACTTTAAAACACTTTACTACGGACCAAACGCACTAAGATACAGTCCACCATTCTCTTCTTTTTACGGTGGTGAAATAAGAGCGGGAGCAAGTGGTGATAGAAAAAATAGAGTCTCTCTTGGGGTATCTTCACAAGTAGGTTTTGATACTGATCAGTTACTTTATAGAGGTAAACAAGCACCTACAAATTTAGCAACCGGTGAAGGTACCGAATGGAACTATTTAACAAAAGGGTTCCATATGGATAGTGGAGCGACAGTTGTATTAATTGGAGGTAACGGACCAACTTCAGGTGAATCCAAATTCTTTGTAGGAGATGCTAGTTTCCAAACTAACCCAACAAGCACATCAGACCCTTACTATGGTTTAAATGCTAGAAAATTCACATTATTATTTGCTGGTGGATTTGACGGTTGGGACATTTATAGAAAATGGAGAACGAATGGTGACGGTTTCGCGTTAGGGGGTACAAACTTCCTTAAAGGTTATAAATCTGACGCAACTTATTCAAACGCAACCGGATGGGGGGCATTTAAAAGAATAACAGGACCTAATCAAGAAATATGGGCAAATACCGATTATTACGCATACTTGTGGGGTCAGAAAACATTTGCAAATCCAGAGGCGGTAGATATAAACATTTTTACAACACCAGGTATTGACACATATAATAACAGTAATTTGGTTGAGGAAGCAATCGAAATGGTTGAAGCAGATAGAGCGGATTCAATCTACATATGTACAACACCTGATTATAATTTGTTCACCACCGCAGCAATTAACAATTTAAATGATAATCTAATATTTCCTGAGTCAGCGGTTGAAAATTTACAAGACACTGGAATTGACTCTAACTATACTGCCACTTATTACCCATGGATTTTGAAAAACGATTCTGAAAATAATGAATCAGTATGGATTCCACCAACATCTGAGGTTGTTAAAAATTTAGCTTACACAGATAAGATTTTTAAACCATGGTTCGCATCTGCGGGTTATACAAGAGGTATTGTTAATGCTATACAAGCGAGAAAAAGGTTAACACAAGACGACAGAGACACACTTTATAAAGGTAGAATTAACCCGATTGCTACATTCACAGATATTGGTACAGTAATATGGGGTAACAAAACTCTACAAATAAGAGAGTCCGCATTAGATAGGATTAATGTTAGACGTTTACTATTACAGGCTAGAAAATTAATTTCAGCAGTAGCGGTAAGATTACTTTTTGAACAAAATGATGATAGAGTAAGACAACAGTTCTTAGACTCAGTTAACCCGATACTTGATGAAATAAGAAGAGAAAGAGGTTTAATTGACTTTAGAGTTCAAGTATCAAGTGATGCTGAAGATTTAGATTCAAACACAATGACAGGTAAAATATTCTTGAAACCAACAAAAGCGTTAGAATACATTGATATTGAGTTTGTGATTACACCGGCAGGAGCATCTTTTGATGATGTTTAATAAAAAATAAAAAGTGGGCGGTAATAAATTATCGCCCATTATATTTATAATAAAGATTAATTATGAAAATTCAAAAAAAACTTGTTAAAGAGAGTATTGGGTTAGAAACTCAAAACAAAAAAAGTTTTTCAGAAAAAAAACAAAATATTGTGATAACTGAAAAACAACTTGAAAAACTTTTAGAAAAATTAAATAAGAAATGAATTTTAAAAAACACATAAAAGAACAGGTTTTTAAAAATAAAATTAGAAACCAAATTTATAAATACGCAATTTCTGAAGGTATATATAATGTTGGGTCTGAAGAATCTGAAGATTTAAGACCTGATTTAAAATATTACGCATTTGACTGGGACGATAATTTAATGTACATGCCAACAAAAATAATGGTAATGACTGAAAATGATGATGAAATAGGTATGTCAACCGAAGATTTTGCGGAACATAGACATCAAATAGGTATTGAAGACTTTAAATATAAGGGGTCTACAATTGTTGGGTACTCACCCGACCCATTTATTTATTTTAAAGAGGCGGGTGAAGATAGATTTATTATTGATTCAATGATTGCTCCTGTTGGACCTGCATGGAATGATTTTGTGGAGTGTTTAAATGGTGGATCACTTTTTGCGATTATTACAGCAAGAGGACATAGCCCACAAACACTAAGAAAGGCTATCTTTAATTTAATTGCAAAAAATCATAACGGTATAAATAAAAATGAGATGATAAAAAATCTTAAAATATACCACGAAATGGTTTCTAAACCAAAAAGTTTAAAAGAAGATATAGATATAAAAAAATTTGAGGCGAATTTTAATGATAGTGATTTGGTTATTGATTATTTAGACAGATGTTTAATGTCTCCCGTAACATACGGTCAAGGAAGTGCGGCCAACCCAGAAGAAGGTAAAAAAGTCGCTTTAAGAAAGTTTATTAATGATTGTAGACAATCGGCAAAAGAGATCATTCAGTCTTTATTAGAAAAAAACCCAAATTTAAAATTAAAGGATTTGATCCCAACTTTTAAAATGGACGTTGCATTTCTTGAGGTTATGGACGATATAAATATAGATGATTTTATCACACAAAATGTTAAGATAGGATTTTCAGATGACGATTTGAAAAATGCAGAAGCTCAAAGAGATATGTTAAGTCAAGAATATCCAAATGAACCAATTAATGTATACTATACTAAAGGAGGAGAAAAAAGAAAATTTAATTAAATTAACTTATAGCTAATATATAATTTTAAAAAAAAAGAAAGTAAATAGAAAAAAAATTAAACTCAGATATTTATAAATAAAAAATAAAAATTTAAACACAATAAGAAATGGCTGATTTATTAATGAAAATGCCCCTAACGTATGAACCTAAAAAGAAAAACAGGTTTATTTTATCGTTTCCATCTGATTTAGGTATCAACTCTTGGTATGTAACAAGTACCTCAAGACCAAAAATAAAAATTGGTGAAGTTGAGATACCTTTTTTAAACACATCAACATATGTTGCTGGAAGATTCAATTGGGAATCAATGGATGTAACTTTTTTAGACCCTATTGGTCCTTCCGCCGCACAAGCACTTATGGAGTGGGTTCGTTTACATGCTGAATCAATAACAGGTCGTATGGGATATGCTGCTGGTTATAAAAGAGACCTTACGTTAGAAATGTTAGACCCAACAGGGGTTGCTGTTGAAAAGTGGATCCTACAAGGAACTTTTTTAACTGGTGTTGATATGGACTCTCTTGATTATAGTGATGAAAAGATTGTAACAGTAAAGGCAACTTTAAGACCCGATAGATGTATATTAGTTTACTAATTTAAATTTATTAAATATTTTAAAGAACCTCACTAATAAAGTGGGGTTTTTTGTTTACATAATATATATATGAATTATTTTTTTATTAAAAAAAGAAATGGAAAATTTAGCAAATTATGGACAAATGGATTTTAACTTACCACACGATGTAATTAAATTACCAAGTGGAGGTAAATTTTACAGAAATAAAAAAGAATCACTTAAAGTAGGTTATTTAACTGCTGAAGATGAAAATATCTTAATGTCTCCAAATTTGGGTTATGATGGTTTGATAACAAGATTATTGAGACAAAAAATTTACGAACCAAATTTTGACATTAATGAACTAATAGATGCCGATGTACAGGCTATTTTAGTATTTCTAAGAAACACATCTTTTGGGCCTGAATACAATTTTACATTAGTTGATCCATTAACTGGAAAACCATTCGAAGGATCAATTGTTTTAGACGCCGTTAATTACGTAAAACCTAAACATGAACCAAATGAAAGGGGTCATTTTACAACAACCTTACCAAAAACCGATCACAAAGTAACTGTTAAGATATTAAATATGGGGGAACAAAGAGAGTTAGAAAAAATAATTTCTAGTTACCCTAAAGGAATGGTTGCTCCTGTAGTAACAAAAAAACTTGAAAAACAAATCATATCTGTTGACGACAATGACAGTAGAGATTTTATAAATAAAATGATTCCACAATTACCAATTGCAGACTCAAAACACATAAGAAATTTTTTATCTGAGTGTGAACCAAAAGTTGATTTAATAAGAGAAATTGAAGCCCCGTCTGGAGAAAAGGTAACATTGAATGTTGCTTTTGGGGCTGAATTTTTTCGTCCTTTCTTCTGAGTATCAAAAAAATTTATTAGACGAAATATTTTACTTAGTAAAATATGCTAACTTTTCTTATAAAGATTTACTTTGTATGCCGACATACGAAAGAAAATACTTCATAGATAAACTAATAAAAGAATATCAAAAAAAATAATTTACAATCTATTTATTAAATAAAAAAATATGATGTTTCTTTTATCGGCTAAATCAACCGGGGCTTATACTGATAACGTTGGGGAAACCGAAGGCGTATCAAGTTTTAAAACTAATTTAAAATCAGCGTTAGAGGACTCTTTAAATTATAATAGATACCAAACCTTTTTTGTTAAATTAGAAGAGGGTGCTCAACAATTTTCAAGAACTTTTGCCCAAGGAGCAACTGATTTTGGTACAGTGATGGAAGAACAGATTTTTGATGTAATGAAAGATTTGCAAGATTTAAATGTCGAAATGAAGGATGTTACCGAAATCATGAGCGAATTTGCGGGTGAAACAGGTAGAGTACCTACTTTACAAAAAGAAATGTTAGAAAATACAATTGCGCTCTCAACAGTAACTGGAATTGCGGCTAAAGAATTAGCAAAATACACTGCCCAATTTGCACAGATTGGTATGGGACAACAACAAGCCCAAATTTATTTGACAAAAATGTACAAAACAGCCCAAGGATTTGGTTTGAACGCATCTAAACTAACCGCTGAAGTAATGTCACACATTAATAAAGCGAATACATATCAATTTAAAGGAGGGGTTCAAGGACTAACAAACATGGTTGCAAGAGCACAACAATTGGGTATTAAGTTTGAAGAAATAATGAAAACCGCAGAAAAGGCTTTAGATCCTGATAAAGCGATTGAAATGGCCTCGGGTATGCAAATGTTAGGTGGTAATGTTGGTGCACTTGGAGATCCATTTAAACTTTTATATATGGCTCAAAACGATGTTGAGGGATTACAAAAAGAATTTATAAAAGTCGCGGCATCATCTGCTGAATTTAATTCTGAAACCGGTCAGTTTAAAATTGGTACACAACAAATGTACAGATTAAAACAAATGGCAGATGAATTGGGTATGGAATACAATGAATTGGCTAAATCCGCAATACGAGCAGCAAAAGAACAAAAAATAATGTCTGAAGTTGGATTTGCTAATGGTTTAAAAGAGGAAGATAAACAACTTTTGGCTTCAATGGCTGAATTAAAAGACGGAGTATATAAAGTACAATTACCAGGAACCGAAAATTGGGAAAAATTAAGTCAAATTCAGGATAACCAACTACAAAGTTTTAGAGAGGCACAGGCGGAGGCAAATAAAACTGATAGTGAAAAATTAACAAAGATAGACGGAACCTTAAATAATATGATGAATAACAACATTGCGGATGCAAGAGCCCAATTATCTTCATCTGAAAAGGCTGCCGCAGAATTACAAAAAATGGCAAATTCAATAATATTTAGTCGGGGATACGATGCGGGTAAAGATTTTGCTGATGAAAAATATTATGATAAAACAAGAATAGATATGGTAGGTACAATGACAAGTACAGTTATCGCCGAAGGGGGTAAAATATTTACTGCAATTGCAAAACACGTCGAATCAATGAACACAGCAATGGTTGCCTATAGTGACCCAGAATTTAAAAAAGACTTAAAAAATATTATTGATACAATGACAACTACATCAATGCAAATTCACAACGTTTTTAGTAATTTGAAAACTCAGATAACAGGTACGGACAAAGACGATCTTTACGTACCATCAAATTTTAAAGGAGGAACAATACTTAGTGGTAGTTTTGGGCAATTTACACTTAACGCAAAAGATGACTTTTTAGCTGCGCCAGGAATTGATGAATATATTAGTGATGCTCAAGGTGCATTTTCTATACTTAATAAAATTTCAGAAGATGAAAATATTAGAAAAATGTCACCAATTATTGAAAATATAATAAACCCATTATCTGAAAAAAACAAAGAAGAAAACCCTGAATTAATAACAACTGAATCACCAAAGATAATAAGTACACTTCAAGATTTATTAACAAGAAATATGAGTTCAGAAGAAATGTCAAAAAGTATCAACATCACAAATACTACAACAAATGAAGTTAAAGGTGACGTAGGAGTTAATGGTGAGGTAACAATAAAAGTAGACGGTATAAGTGGTAATTTATCAACAATATTAGAATCTGACCCTAACTTTCAAAGAATGTTTAAAGAAAATGTAATGAATATTGTTAATGAAAGATTAAGTAAATCATATGGTGAAAAATTAGGTAACCTGTAATAAAAATTACTTCATGTTCTATTTATAAGAAAACAAAACAATATAGAATGGAAAGCCCATTATCATTTGACGCAACTGAGAATTTTAGAAAAAAACTTCTATCTATTAATCTACCACCATATAAAACTAAGGGAGGACCTAGTTTTAATGACAAAGTAGCTGAAAATGAAATCATTTTACTAAACTATAGCGTTACAGACACACCATCAGTTGAAGATATCGGTGAACAACAAGAAAGAATATTGATTACTAAAAATCAATACGGACCTGAAGATATCTCATATGGAAATACCATAACAATAAATGATGATAAAAATTATAAATCACCTGAAGGATTATATAATTTATCTAAAACAATTAATAATCAATTAGAAAGAGATAGTCAAAACCAAGAAACACTACTTTATATAAAAAATATATATGTACCTAATTCTGGTGGACAAGATTACGGAATCTCAAGATATGACATTAATAATGATTTACAAAAATCTAATAAAAATGACATATATGATATAACTGATACGTTTAGTAATAAGTTAGAACAGGTTGGAAACCAACAAGAAATAATTTTAAAAGATAAAAACGTTTATTTCCCCAATGGTACAGATTACGGAGACACCAATTATCAAATAAATGACGATCAAATTATTGATACTACTGGTTTTGGAAACTACACCGAAAGAGGTTTAGATCCTATTTGGGTTGGAAATAATAAACTTTCAATAAACAGTGAATTATTATATTACCCGAATAACACATTAAAAAATAAATTTAGACAACCTGTTTGGGGAGGGGTTGAGTATGATGTTAATGACGATCAAGAAGGACTTTTTGGTACACCTGGGAACGGATTGTTTTTTTACAATAACACAACACAATCACAACCAGTAATTGAATCAAACCTTTTGTCAATATATGGAAATATTGAAGAAGCCCAACTATACACAATAAACATTTATAAACCAACATCTTTAGGGTTATCTCAACAATTTTACGGCAATGTTAAATGGGGGGTTAACGATGACGAATTTAATTCACTTACAACAGGTTTTGGTGAGTATGACATTAGAGGTAATGACTTAAATTGGATTTATAATAATTATGTTTCAACAAAAGGTAATCAAAAAGAAGGTGAAGCATATAATATAAACCCTTATAAACCATTAGGTAACGGTAATAATTTTTATGGAGTACCAAGATGGGGTATTAATTCTAATTTCCCAATTATAACATCATTAGGTGAAGGTGAATATAATGTATTAGCGGGAGACCAAAATTTAATCGATGGTAATACATTATCTGATGATGCTGGGTCAAGAAGATTTAATCAATACACTGCGAACCAATATAAACCACAATCAAATTATGGGCCGACGCAATATGACGTTAATGACGATTTACAAGGACTTAGAGAAAGTATAGGTGAGGGTGAATACGACTTTCCGGATACTGTTGGAAATTATTTACAAAATAAAGGCACAACAGAAAGACAAACATTGTTTGATAAAAATGAATACAGACCTGAAAATAGTCAAAGTCAAAGTGAAATTGTTCCGTTCACTTTAATACCAAAACCAATACAATCTAAAGGTAATTATGAACTTTCAGACACTGATAAAAATCAATTAGAATCAAAAGGTATAGAGGAAAGAATTGATTTGAACATAATAAACCAGTACGGACCTGAAACGATAAATAGGGTTGAAGCACCAAATTTTAATCAACAGGTTAAACCAAATGAAGGCGAATATTGGTTTGATGATCAAAAAGATAGTGATTTAGAAAATAAAGCAGATACTGAACAAGCAAAGGCATACTTAAATAACAAATATGTTCCTGAAAATTCATATGGTAATTCAGAACTTGTTGAAGTTGAAAACCTACCCGCGATATTATTAAACCAACCGTATTCAAATGAAACAGGAGTGAGCCCACGTACTTTTGTTTCTTCTTTTTATACACCATATTCTATTTTAATACAAGAAGACCCTAAAGGAGATTCGGGTAAAGTTAGTGAAGACTCTACTTTGATGGCGATCGCAAGCAAGAGACTAAAAAGAGAATTCGCATATAGAGTTACCGCCGAGTTACTACAACAAACATTAGGTAAATTAAATTTTTTAGATTCCTCTTTTACACAACCTGACGGTATTGCGTCAACACAACTATCAGTTAAACCTAATACTGATCCGTTTGATGTGTTAGGTATTGCAACAGGAAAGATACCATTAATACAAAGAAATTGGGGTATAAGTGTGCCTGATTTAATCATAGGTAAAACATTAAATTTTGCGGCAAAATTAGCGGGACTTTATTCACCCTATTCCTTTATACCTGGTGAGTATTTTGACTACCCCGAGCAAAGATTTTTAACAAGTGTTACTGATAACCCTGTTAGTGCATTATTTACTAAACCTTTGATTAATAGTTGGAATGAAATAACATCGTTAAATATTGATACTGCTTCTGAATTATTTTTAGCAAACACAGGATCCGGAACACAAAAACAACTTTTCACACAACTTTACTATAATAAATATGTTCCTGATTATAGACTTAACTCATTTAGAGACCCAAATATTTTTGCACCGGCACCTAATTTTTATATAGGTAAAAGAAAAAATTTCATAAAAGGACTTATAAAGAAAAATGAATTACCAAAAATAAAAGACGATTTTAATCAAACAAAAAGGGCACAAGTCAATGTTTATGGTTATTCAGAATGGTCTAAAATTTACGAAGGTGATTTGTATGAAGAAACTAGGTTTGGTGTTGAAACAATTAATGATTTTGATACAGGAGATTTACAAGGTGGATTTACTTGGGGTACCAACTATAATACTAATGAACCACAAATAGGTAAAAAAGTAGGTAAAAAAGGTCAAGAGTATGATGATAATAATAAAAATTTAAAATCCCCTTCTTTTAATGATGCGTTAAAAAAGAATTTATCGGGAAAATTAGAAAAAACATTCACTAAAGGATCTATACTAGACTACACCCAGAGCATTGTTGAAGTTGCTAACGACATCAATCAAAATGAAAAAAGACTAAGACACGTAGGTACTGCAATTAATCAAATATCAAAAGTGTTTAATGACGGTTATACTGAAATGACAAAAGGTTCTAGAGTTTTAAAATGGAGAACAAAAAATTCTGTAGACAAATCTAAGAAATCAGGAGGAATTCCAGAAGGTTTAGAATATTGTAGGGTATGGACTAAAGATGATCCATATTCACAAATTTACAACTTACAAAAAACACAAGGTAATATAAGAAAATATGATTCTTCTGTTTTTAATAACACTTATAATTTGAATATTGGTCCTATGAGAAATTCTGCGGACGGTTCTTCAACAAACATATTTTCAAAAGGAGTAAAAAAATATATGTTATCTTTAGAAAACTTAGCTTGGAGAACATCAAATAGACCTGGTCTAAAATACGAAGATTTGGCACTATGTGAAAGAGGACCTAACCGAGGAAGAATAATGTGGTTCCCACCTTATGACGTAACTTTTGATGAAAGTATTAGTACAGATTGGAACTCTAATGCGTTTTTAGGCAGAACAGAACCAATTTATACTTACACAAATACTAAAAGAAGTGGTAAAATAGGGTTTAAAATAGTTGTAGATCACCCATGTATTTTAGATAAATTAGTACAGGAAGAATTAAGTAAAGAACAAGAATCAAATTTTACATCAATACTAAATTCGTTTTTCGCTGGTTGTTTAACATATGATCCATACGAATTGGCTAGTAGATATCAAACATTTAGTTTGTCTGACATACAAGAAGTTTTGGAAGTTAAGGAGTTAAACCCACAGGAATTCAAACAATTAGTTGGAGAATCTGGAATACAGTCTAATAACCAACCAAAAGAAGAAGTAATAAAGGGCGGAGAATTAGAAGAAACTGAACCTAAAAGTACTGAAGAAGAATTAATATCATTCCAAAAAAATAATCCAGTTTTTTATTTTGAACACGGTAAGCCAAGTAAAAGGGACTGTAGGTTAACTGAAGGAGGACAAAGTTGTGAAACAAAAAGAAAGGCAACTAGTGCGTTCACATCTTATGACGTTTATTATGCGCAATATTTAGAACAAGATTATTTAATTTCTCAAAACAGTACGCCACAAATCTACAAACCTTATTTTTCAAGTGATAATCCATGGAATAATGCAATACCAAAAAGTGTTGAAAATCTTTATATCGATAGAGTAAAAGATCTTAACGGAGATACATCATCTAAAATGGGAGTGTATCCACCAACATCACCTGTAAGTGCGGTTCAAAACAGAAAATTTGTAAATTTTAGTTTATCAGAAAAACAAAAACCAGACTTCTATGAAAAATATATAGACATAAATGAAAACTCATTAAAAGAATTTTTTTCTTACGCAAGACAATCATATAATACGGTCAATGATTTCTTGATAAAAGTATTAGATTGGTTAGATGACGGAAATAAAATAGTATGGGACTTTGCATCCTCGGCATCTGCTGGAAATTACAATGATGCTGCAAATGTAGAATTATCAAAAAGAAGAATAAGTTCGTTTGTACAATTTATGGAAAAATTTCAAACACAATCTAAAAACGGAAAATTTCTTAGAGATTTTTTTAAATACGACCATGATAAAGCAGAAGCCGACAAAAACAAACAACTTAGTTTTAACCTTAGCTTCAAAGGTTTCAATGATGTAACTGCGCAAGGAAAGTTTTCTGGAGTTAAATGTAATTTACCATTTCCTAGATCTGATTATCGTGATACGGGTACCGATTATCCGGAATCTAGATTTTCTTTAAATGGTGCTGCTTGTCGTAAAGTAACTATAACAAATATACAACCAATAAAAAAACAAGAAGAAAAAAAAGAAACAGGAGAACAACAAAAATCAGATCCTGGTAATAATACAACAAAAACAACAACAGAACAACCACCTAAACAGGAAGAAATAATTAAAATAATAAAACCGGAACCTGTTTATACCGGTGCGTTAAAACAAAACTTAAAAGGTAAATTAGTTAAAAAATTGTTATGTGAGTGTGATTACTTCGAAATGTTACAAAAAGATTCACCATTAGTCTTCAACGGACTAAAAGAAAAATTAAAATATTTTCATCCAGCTTTTCATGCTATTACACCTGAAGGGTTAAACAAAAGATTAGTCTTTTTACAACAGTGTATGAGGCCTGGTGACACGATACCGACAGTTGTAGAAACAGGACCGGGAACCACAGAATTACTTTATAAAGATGCATTTAACAGTGCTTTTGGTGCACCACCAATTTGTGTTTTAAGGGTAGGTGACTTTTGGCATTCTAAAATAGTAATCGATTCTATATCATTACAGTACCCAAAAGAAGGGCAATGGGATATAAATCCAGAAGGGATTGGATTACAACCAATGATTGCTGAAGTAAGTATAAATTTTAACTTTATAGGTGGACAAGGACTTGAAAAACCAATAACACAATTACAAAACGCACTTTCATTTAATTTTTATGCGAATACTGAAATGTATGATGAAAGATCAACACCTACAGAAATAATAAAAGGAGATTATGACAAAGAGGCGATTGAAAAATTATTAAACGAGGTTGGAATAAACGACAACATACAAAGAGACAAAAAAAATCAAAATGATTTTGGAATTCCTTTTGGTACCGTGGTTAGTAAAAGTCTTGATATACCAAATAATTCAATAAAAGGAACAATTAACTACAAAAAAAATATAAACGATTTTGCAATTAAATATAAAGAATATAATCAACTAATCACTCAAGAACTTTCTTCATTAAGAGAAACATATGGTTTCGGAGCCTTATCACTATTTAACGATTCTAGAAAATATTCAACAGGAAAAATAGGGTCAAACACTAATTCTAAAATGTTTGGAGTATCAACAAAAGTAGAATCTAATTTAAAAAAACTTGAAAAAGATGCTTTAAAAGATGTTGCGGATGATTTAAACCCTATTTTAGCCGGAATGGACATAGAAGATTTTAAATTTCTAAATAAATTTAACGTGAAACTTAATCTTAAAGACTTAATTAAGAAAAAAGTAGAGTTATTAAAACAAGATATGTTAGAGAGAAATAATAGGATTACAACCAAAGCTTTAGAGTTAATAAAAATAATAGATCAAACTAATTTTATATATGACGCAAAAGACGGTTACATTAGAGATAATGGAGAAGTGTTTATTTTTGACATATCAGGAGGTACTGCGTCAATAACAACTTACAGTTCAGCATTTCAAGAACTACAATCAAATGTTGATTCTATAACATCTTCCGGAAATACATACCAAAGTAAATTAGATACATATAATTTATACACTAATGGTAACTATAAGTTTTCTAACGATTTTAATTTTGATGCAACTATAGAATATGAAGACACAGATATAGATATAGGTCCAGAAAACCGATTATTTACTTTATTTTATAAAGATATTGTTGAAGATTCTGAATTTGCTAAAAATTTTATTAAAACGTGTATTAATAATTCAGGTACTTTTGATAGAATCAAAGATGAAGATAAACCGGCTTGGGAATTTTTTATTAAAAATAATACTGATGAACTTAAAAATATATATACTAAATCAAAAGAAAAAACTAAAAAAGATTTAGACGACCTTAAAAATACAGATGAATATAAAACATTTAACACATCGAATGACACCTTTCAAAAATCTTTTAGGATTGATATTGAAAGAGTTATGGACTTCAAAAGACAAAACCCAACCAACCAAACTGATAAAGAAAATTATAAAAAACTTGCGCCACCACAAAATTTACCTGGAGACAAGTTTAATTTCAAAAATAAATTTACTTACTAAATAAAAAAATTATATAATTAATATGGAATTTTATAATAGATACCAGCAGTTTTTAATAGATGGAAAACAGACTATGGTTCCATTTGTTAGAATACCAACAAGACCATCCGATCAAAGATATATTTACAAAAAAAATCAAAGTAGATTAGATAAAATAAGTTTTGAAAAATATGGTTCAGAGGCCTTTGTTTGGTTAATACTTTTGGCTAATCCACAATACGAGGGAATTGAATCTAATATACCATCAGATACTATTTTAGTAATACCATTTCCTTTAGTTGCAGCAATTCAAGATTATAAATCAGCATTAGAAACACACTTCTTCTATTATGGCAGATAAGTTTAGTAGTGAAGACATTTATGTTGAAACGGGTTATGATAACATAATCTTAATAGACCCAAATAGAATAAATTCTAAAACAAATCCAGATGGGGATGCTAGATTGGTTCAGCATGAAAATTTAGTTTACTATGCTAATTTAGAAACTAAAGTCATACCAAGAACAAAATTAGCAATTGGAGAGGCAGTGGATAGTCCTGTAATAAACACAACTATAGCTAGTTTAGGTAGTGGAGACGAGGATTTAAATTTAAACTTTTTAAGACCAAAAGGAAAAGAATCTTTTGATACTAGTTGGTCAGATCAAATAACCGGTAAAGGTTCTAAAGAAGGAAAATCATTAAATCAAACTAGTGAATATGCGGTTACAAATAATGGTAAAACACAATTTAGAAGAAAAGTATTAAATTACGAAGATACTCAAATGCTTGGTATAAAATCTATAAATGTTACTATCACTCCTGCCGGTACACCAAAAGTAAATATGACTTTAGTTGATATTCAAGGAAGAAGTTTGTTTGAACAAGGGGATAATTCAATGTATTCTGTTTTTTTTAATTTACCATATCCCGCATTTTACTTAACACTAAAAGGTTATTATGGAAAGGCAATAAGATTACAACTTATGTTAAGATCTTTTAATGCTAAATTTTCACCTGACAGTGGTAATTTTGAAATAGACATAGAATTAATCGGTAGATTAAATGCGTTATTATTTGATACAGTTTTAGGATATGCTAGAAATTCACCTAAGATGACACCAATGTATGTAAACAAAACAATCAATCAAGGTAATGGGTCAACAACAACAACACAAACAACACAATACTTGGGTAGACAGAAATTAGAAGAAGTTTATAAACAATATAAAAGTAAAAAATTAATAGCTCAAGATTTTGATGAAATAGATTTACAAGAGTTTATAAACAGACTTGAAAATTATGAAAAAAACGCACTAGAAAGATCTCAAAAAGCGGACTTTAAAATTATAAACCATATTGCTGATTTTGATGACAATCTAAAAAACTTAGAATCGGTTATTTATACAAACAGTAAAAGTAAATTTTTAGACATAACAAAACCATATGTTTTAAAAAATGAAAATAATATATATTACTTCTTTAAACCCTCTATAAATAAATCCGATAGAGATCTAAGAATAAAAAACATCAAATCTGCTTTTAAAAATTATTTAGAAAAATTAAAATTGAATCCTGCATTTGGGCAAACTGCTTTTTTTGAAGTAGTACAAAATGACGGTAAGAAAATAAATTTCGGAATTAAAATAGATCCATTCAACTATAATGAAAACACAGGATTTGACAGTATCAATAAAAAAATAAACGTAGATACAGATTTTACACCAAAAATTGATTGGATTCAAACATTTAGATATAGATTTTCTAGAGATCCTGTTGACAATAATGAACTTATTAATTTTGAAAACACAGAAAAAGGCGCACTTTCAATAAGTTCCAAAGTTTGGGACGGTATAAATTTGAAAACAGTTCCAGTAGATCTTTTTAATTTTGGTGAACCAGTTGATAAGTCAAATATTTATTCTCCTAATAGTTTTTTGGATATCATTCAAAAAAAGAAAAAAATACTAAATGATCAAAAAATAGTTATAGAGGAAAATTTATCATCTATTTTAGGTGGTTTAATTACTGATAAAAATAATTTAGGGTTTGAACCAACAATAAGAAATGTTTTCTGTGTGATTTTAGCGGGTATCGATGCGTTTTTAAAACTTATGGATGATGTACATGAAAAGGCTTGGGCACAAAGAAAAAATAAAAAAAGGTTAGATTTAATAGTTAATAATAAACAGGGACCTGATTATAATAAATCTGTAGAACTTAGTTCTGGCGTTTTAAATAACGAATCAATTGTCTATCCTTGGCCACTATATTACGAAAGAAAAACAGATAAAAATAATAGAGAATTATACGAAATAAGATATCCGGGCGAAGTAACCTCGGTTCAAAATAACCCAACAGTATGGCCTGAAGTTCAATTTACCGAACAATATATAGAAGCATCTAAACAAACTTTTTCTCCGGCACCTACAAACAAATACAATAACCCAACAAATCAAATAAAGTTTGCAACATTCAACGCTTTGGAATTCCCATTCAAGTATGTACCATATAGTAACTTAGGTCCTTCTAGTTTTGTTTATGAATTATTTGAAAGATGTTTTTTAAATACCAATTACACTAAACTAATTAGAAATAATAAAATACCAGGTTTGGCCGAAGTTATAGGTGAGTTTGAGGCTGAAAACGCGTTAGATGAAGTTTTAACGGACTCCACATTATCAAATATATTTTTAAACCAAGTAACCGATTATGATAAGCTAATTAATGAAATGCAAAGTCAAAGTGTTAGTTTGTTTAAAACATATAAAATAAATAAGTTTGTTACAAATTATATTAATAATGAAATAGGAATAGATAATTCCGTTTACAGTGTTGATACTATTGCCGCAACATCTAAAACATCTACCGGCAGTTTAGAAACGTCAAAGAAAATACAGGATTATTTAAAAACAACGGCCTCTAACAAAACATCATTTTTAGACACTTACCCATTCACCAACCTAAATTGGTTAAAAAACAATTTAAGTAACGGATCATCAATTTCAAGCATAGAAGATGCTAATCAGACTATTAGTAGTTTTGATTTTGACACCCAAAAAAAAATAATTTCTAGACTAACTCAAAGCGGACCAAATAAAATAACAATGTTATCATCTAAAGATGCGTATTTTAATAGTTCACAATTAGTATTAGCAAATCAATCAAGTACTTCTAAATACTCTATTTTAAGTAGAAATGATTTAAAAAGTTATTATTCAGATAGGACAAATTATTTAACAAATAAGTCTAAATATTTGTATTTTACTGAAATGCCTGTAAATTACAAATCTACATATAATGGAAAAGTTTTGGCCACAAAACAGACAACATCTATTTTTAATACGCCATATTTTTATAACGCACTACAAGTAGGGGTTCAAAAATATAAAACAGGTACGGATAAAAATCCTTATGTTGCGCTTGGTTATCTTTATGTTAATTCATTACCTCTTATAACAACTAGAGATAAACTTAAAAAAATAAATTCAGACGGTGTTTCATTGACAGATACCGATTATTTATATGCCACACTTAATAAATTTTCAGCAATACATCAAGTACCGTTTAGTTGGATACTAAAATACGGATCAATATGGCATAGATATAAAAAATGGGTAGACTCTAATTACAGTCAAGATATATTAGATAATGTATGGACTGATTTTGATTACGCAAAAAATTATGATCCAGTCAGTAATAATATATCACACACATATAATTTAAAGGATCAAGACAATAAACCTTTATCTATAAAACTACAAAATTCAACAACACAAACAATAAATAACTTACAAATCCAAAATGACTCAATTAATTTGGGAATCTACCCAAAACTAATTAATGATTTTCATTATTTTTTTACATCTAAAGACTTATTTACATCTTACGGAACAAACGATATTAGTGGAGTATGTCAAACAAAAAAAATAAAAATAGCAAAAAATAATGAATCCTCCTTTGAACTACCTATAAATGGAGATACTACAGAACCAAATAGACAGATAAATCTACAAAATTTTTTCACATATATGGATGTTGAAGGTAATTTAGATTTTAACGTAGGTAGTAAATATTTGTTATTTCCATCTGCTGGAGGAATAAATATAAATCAATCCGTTTTAGAATGTTACTCAGATACTAAAAACAAAAATGAAGAATTGTTGAATAATAAAAAAATGTTCAACGGGTCAGTAAGAGGTGCGTGGTTTTCATCTAATTTTGGTTATTTTGATTCTTCATCGTTAACAATACCAAAACCTAACGAGTATGTAAAAGTGCTTAATGAAACATTAAACAATGGAAATGCTACACCATCATTTGGTAATGATACAAATCAAAAATATATGAATATAGAAGAAATATTTTCTATATTTACTCCTGAATTACTAGACGAATTTGAAAAATACTTTTTAGATTTTTGTAACCCAACATCAACAACTATTGTATTAAAAGAAGAGGACATTAGTACCGGTAATAAAAATACAGAGCAAAAATCATTATTATCACAACTTAAAAATATATTTTTTGTTGATAAAAATAACATATCAACATTCCCCGATCAAGACTCAACGGGTAAAAGTTTATTAGAAAATCAGATTAAAAATTTTGTTTCCGGTATATCTAATTTTTTGGATTTTGAATGTATCTTAAAAATGGGAAATCCAGGGAACTTTAATAGATTAAATTTTTCAGATTTTACAAATGACCCCAATTTTGTTGAAGCTAATTCCAAAATAAATTACGATACGTATTCTAGTGATAAAAATTTACCGACAGACATACTTAGGACAGTATCAATTTCAAATTATCCGGCCGAATGGAGAACTTTGTACAAGTATGTAGGTGACTCAACTATAACCTCTCTAGGTATAGATTCAACACAATCATATGTGTATGACTTCTTTAAAGATTTTGATATAAAATTTACACAAAATAATATAAAAAACTTATCAAAATTATTAAAAATATATGTAACAAAAAAATCTGATAACTCATCATATAATACTGTAAATTTTAAGAGTGATTTAGTTAGTTATTTAAAAGAGGTAAGTGGTGAAACAAAAACTAGTGTTAATTCTGCACTATCTTATTTAAATTCTAAATTAAAAAATAATAGTACAAATAGTAGTTTACCCAAAACTCCAAACACCACTTACGGAAATGTTTTAAAGTTAGAAACCTATACTGTTTTAAAAAATTTTAACGATAAATGGGTTGCTGGGAGTGATTTTAAAAATAAATTACTTTTCGAAGATTTTTTATTTCACGACAGAGCAAACGTAGATATTGGTGATGAGTACACTGTTGATATTACTAAAGTTTTAGGTTTTATAAAAAATAACGACTCAAAATCTATTATGGACGTATTAAGTAATATTTTAACTGATAATAATTTTATTTTTTTCGCCCTCCCATCATACATTAATTTTTATGGAATACAAAGCGCGGTTATTAAAAACCAAACAATACCTGTTGAGATTCCTAATTCTATGTTTGCTACATATCTTAATGTCGATTATTTGAATTCTAAACCTAAATTTTTATGTATATATGTTGGTAAACAATCTGAGTATTTACAAACTACCGACACTACATTTTCTAAATTTGGTGACGATTCATTTGATATGAGAAACCAATCAACTAATCCTTTAAGAGTACCTGCCAGTAGTATTGATTATGATAAATCTAGTCCGGTTGTAGGATTCAATGTTGATTTTGGAATATTAAATCAAAACATCTTCAAAGATGTTACTTTAGACATGTCAGAGAAAAAAAATACCGCAGAAACTTTTGCGGTTAACGAACAAATGGGAAAGGCGGGTGCTGGTGATAGTGTTGCACAACAATCCGTATCTTTATATAGTATATATAAAAGTAGATCCTACACATGTGATGTTAAATCAATGGGTTGTGCAGTTATACAACCAACCATGTATTTTAATTTAAGACACGTACCTTTATTTAGGGGACCTTACTGGATATCTGAGGTTAAACACACTATATCTGAAAGAGGTTTTGATACAAATTTTAAAGGTATTAGAATGCCATTGTTTTCTTTACCAAAACCTGAAAGTTTTTTAATGGGAGTAAATAAAATTTTTGTAGAAAAATGGAAAAAAGACATATTAAAAACAAGAGTACCAACGGAAGTTGAGTCCGTTACTAAATTTGAGTCAAAAATAAGTACTGCCCCTAATCCCGCAACAAATGGGGGGTGTATTGATGCTACACTATATAAAACCATAGAATTTATAACGGAAGAAAGAAAAACAAATTCAGAAAAAGAACTTTACGATGCTATAACGGCAAATACTACTAACAACGTATTTAGGTCTTATTTATATGGTTTAGTTTTTACAGACACAACAAATACAATAACGACTAATGATATAACATCTAGTAATTATAATATCTTTGGGATTGTAAATACTGGAGACACGGGTCAACTTATAAATTTTTTAGAAAAACAAACTTGTAAAGTAATAGATGGAGTGGACAAACCCATACCAACATTTACGGATATTAATAAACCTGTTAAATATTTAGTAGAAAAAGACCAACCAGCGGTAGTGCCTATAGCAACAAATTTATATAACATAAACACCGCTTCATTATGTCAGAATGATACGGATCTTTCAGGTATTACTGCAACGACAGATGTTAAAGTTTTAAGATTAGCATGTTCTTTGGCTCAGATTAAATTTATTTTGAATGATACTGATTTACCTAATAATACTCCTGTATCTGAAATTTATGACAAAGTTAAACAACAAAGAATAAATGGTTTAATATATGGTGAATTATATTTAAGTATTGTAAGTGCTTTTGTTAGATCAATAGATATTTTTGATGCTGAATCCACATTTCCATAAATGAATATATTTATATATAAAATATATTATGAACGTAAAAAATTTATTAGATGATTACTTGAAAAAAGATACAAGAATCACAGAGAAACAAATTGATAATGATCATAAACAAGTTTGTGATTTAGATAGCGGTGAATGTTATACGGTTAGAATGAAAGACGGTTTAATAGAAAGGTTTGACAATACTGTAAAATTAAACAGAACCTTGAAAGTAGAAACACCAACAGGAAATAAAACATTATTGAATGGTTAATAAAAAAATGATATGAAAATAGACGTAAAAATTTTAGAAGAATTAAAAAGGTTTAATCAAATAAATCGATATATCTTAAAAGAGCAAGGCGAAGATGCGACTACACCACCAACACCCGGTGGAGAAGGAAGTGAAGTTCCTCCCGCCATAGGAGCAGATCCAGCGGCAGGTGCAACACCCCCAGCAGACCCGGCAGCAGGTGCAGATCCAGCGGCAGGTGCAGATACAGCGGCAGGAGGGACTGAAGTACCTGAACCTATTGACGTGGCCACAGACCCTGATGTAGAGGAAGTTGGTAAAGATACAAGTGGTGGTGAAGGTGAAGATACTGAAGAGATTGATATTACTGATTTAGTAAGTACACAACAAGAAATGAAAGAAAAACAAGATGAGATAATGGATAACCTTTTTTCTAAATTAGATGATTTACAAAGTAAGTTAGCCAATATGGATCAAATAATGAACAAAATAAATTCTTTAGAAAATAAACTAGATAAATATAGAGATAAGACACCAGAAGAAAAATTAATGTTAAGGTCTTTAGATTCGTACCCATATAATCAAAAACTCACAGATTTTTTTGACGACAAAAAAATTGATATGGAAAAATCAGGTAAGAATGAATATGTATTAACATCTGATGAAGTAGAAAATTTTTCACCAAACGAAATTAAAGGAACTTTTAATGTCTTTGATGAAGAAGAAGAAAAATTACAAGAAAGAAGATTTAGAAATAAAAGACGTATCTAAAATAAGAGGGACCACAAGGTCCCTTTTTTATTTGACATTATATCAAATTCACTTATAATTGTTATAGATAAAAGAGTTAAAAATTAAAAACAAAATCTATGGCAAATTCAATTGACGCAGTACTAGCACAGTACGAAAAGAACTCACAACCAAGTGGTTCACAGAGACAAAACATCTCACAAGAAGACAGAATGAAAAAGTATTTTTCAGCAATTCTTCAAAAAAATGAAAAATCAGCACAAAAAAGAATTAGAGTGTTACCTACAAAAGATGGTTCTTCACCATTTGTTGAGGTTTGGTATCATGAGATTCAAGTTAATGGGCAATGGGTTAAGTTGTACGACCCTGAAAAAAATGACAACGAAAGATCCCCTTTAACCGAAGTGTATAATGAACTTATCTCAACAGGTAAAAAAGAAGATAAAGAATTAGCGTCACAATACCGTTCACGTTTATTTTACATCGTAAAAGTTATTGATAGAGACAACGAACAAGATGGTGTTAAATTTTGGAGATTTAAACACAATTACAAACAAGAAGGTGTATTAGATAAAATTCTTCCTATTTGGAAAGCAAAAGGTGACGTAACTGATTCAGAAAAAGGTAGAGACCTTATTATTGAACTTATTAAAGCAAAAACACCACAAGGTAAAGAGTATACAGTTGTTCAAACAATTATGTATGATGACCCAGCACCATTACACACAGATAAAGAAATCATGGAAGGATGGTTACAAGATGAGTTATCATGGAATGATGTTTATTCTAAAAAACCTGTCGAGTATTTAGAAGCGGTTGCCGTAGGTGAAACACCTATGTGGAATTCTGAACTTAAAAAATATGTTTATGGTGAAGAGGCTGAAATCTCATTAGGTGGACAAAAAGAAGAAACACCAATAGTTGACTCACAAGCGGATGAAGACCCATCAGAAGAATTACCTTTCTAATTTAAAATATTATGAATAAGATATCAGAAAAAATGTATGAAGCCCTGACCTTGAAATATAGGTCAGAAATGGCTGAAGCGGAAGCGACACTTTTAGTTTACTTTAATAATTCTGTAGGTATTGGAGAACACCCACAACATTTAGAGGAAATGGATAAGTTTGTTGAGAAAATGACAAACGCAAAAGATAAACTTGAAATGTTGGAAACAGTATACAAATATAATGTCAAAAGAGATGAGAAGTTTGAAATCACTGAAGACATGTTAAAAGTTTTAAATGAACAAAAAGGAGAAGAAGATGGCAATTAAAAAGAATGATTTTAGTTCACTAAAGAAAAAGTTTTCCACATCTGCAAAATATAAACCACAAAGGTTTTTTGATTTAGGAGAACCTTTCTTAGATGCGGTTGGTTTACCCGGTCCTGCAATGGGACACATCAATATGTTTTTAGGACACAGTGATACAGGAAAGACCACTGCTTTAGTTAAAACTGCGGTTGATGCACAAAAGAAAGGAATACTTCCTGTGTTTATTATTACTGAACAAAAATGGTCTTTTGAACACGCAAAACTTATGGGTTTTGAATGTGAGGAAGTTGTTGATACTGAAACAGGAGAATTAGAGTGGGATGGATTTTATATCTTCAATAATAACTTTGACTACATTGAACAAATTACAGATTACATTAATGATTTGTTAGATGCGCAAGAAAAAGGTGATTTAGATTATTCACTTTGTATTATGTGGGATTCTGTTGGTTCTGTTCCTTGTAAGATGACTTATGAAGGTAAAGGAGGTAAACAACATAATGCGAGTGTTTTAGCTGACAAGATTGGTATGGGAATCAACCAAAGAATATCAGGTTCTCGTAAAGCGGATTCAAAATATGAAAATACTTTGATTATTGTAAACCAACCTTGGGTAGAATTACCTGACAATCCATTCGGTCAACCAAAAATTAAAGCAAAAGGTGGAGAAGCTATTTGGTTAAACTCATCTTTAGTTTTCTTGTTTGGAAATCAA